TACCGTCTCACAAAATTATATCATATTTTAGGTGCATGTATAGACTCACCATTGCCCCTGACTAGTAACCCTGACTGTAATACTGACTAGTAACACTTCATAATACACTCACAATAACACTGACTGTTCAACCAGTGTTATAATTAGTGTACTACAATCCGTAACTCTTTATAGCTTTATAAGTACGGTAAATAATCCGGGTAGGTACAACTACAGGTGCTGTTACTATAAGTATTAAAGCACCACACAGGCCTAACCAATATAAATCCTTGTAATACATGTATTCAAACATTTCTTTTAAATCATTCTTAGTCATATTATACTCCAATACCTAATAACTTTCTACGTATACGTCTACATTTATAATGCTTACGCTTCCACAGCTTACGTTCTTCGGGTGTGAACTCATCATTGAAGTCGTTACATAGTAGTAAGTAACCGTTAATCTTACTTACTAGTATATCTGCTTTATCCAGTTTACTCACTTATTATGCTCCTTTATAGCTTTACCGACTGTAACCCTATCTTCATTCATATTATAGATAACTTGTAATAAGTAAATACTGTATGGAATTACATCATTACTATCACCGCTGAATGCTTCAATAACAACCGGGTTAGTTAAACTCTGCTTTACTACTAATGGCTCTCTCACGTACTTTGTTTGATACCTCACGCAACTTGTTAACATCATCGGTATTAGTATCAGTAGTGATATTCTTAATAGTTTCATTGAACTGTACCTTTGATTCTTCACCTTTATCTTGAATATCTTTAATAGCTAAGTGTTCTTTGATACGCTGCTCCTGTAAGTCCTCTAACCGAACAACGTCCTCTGTAACGTTCTGTAACGCTTTCTGAGAAGCTTCTAGCTTAAACCATAGTACCGTAGTGCTATATACTAATAAACCGATTACAGCTACCATAGAGGCTGTTATAATGTGTTTATTCATTTACGTTCTCTCCATAGGTAGATAAAGAATATGATTAACATTCCTGTGCCACCTATTAAATCTAAAATTTCATTATACATTGTAACCTCTCAATATACCAAAGTATATTACAAGAAGTACTATAATAGGTAGTAGAAGTAATATCATAAGTCCCTCACACAATGTAACTGTTCTTTAGCCCTACGGTTCTCTAATCCTTTATTAACTACACCGCCTGCATACCTAAAGTCCGATAACCTATAACACACAGCAGTCCAATCACCACTATTAGCGTAACGAGCAATTGCTGTAGGGCGGTTAGCTCTTGTGTTATACCGCGACCCAAAGCATCCCACATTATAAACAAGGCTAACGGTACTATCAAACACAGACTGAGGCATAGAATTACCATTAAAATGCTCCTGTACGCATTTCTCAGCGTCTTTAATGTCACGGACGAACAAACGTGCTATCTCATCATCGGACAGCTTAGAATTCATTTGAAGCTTATTACCATTGATATCTCTTGTAGAACCAATACCGCCAGTAACAACACCTACTTGGTCTTTATAAGTACAAGAGACACATGCCTCATATTCAGCTATAAGTTTTAAACCTTCTTTAGATGTGCTAAGCTCATTAGGGTATACGGTAGCTATAAGTGTTAATATAGCACCTGTACTACAGTAAGTTAATGTCTGTCTTATACTCATTGATTAAGAGGCCTGTAACGGCCTCTCCTCCACTTTTAGTCTAAACTAATACCATTATCCACCTTAGCTGCTTTAGGCTCCCCAGTAGGCTCTACAGGCGGTTCTTCAGGTTCTACTGGCTCAGGTTCCACAGTACCACCCGCATCTTTGATTAAGAATTCACAGAAATCTTTCCAAAGAGTCTCATATTCCTCAATATCATTGTGCATACGAATACTAGATAGTGCTTGGTAACACATACGACGTAGTTTACCACTCTCACCGATAAAGTATGTACCATCTACAGGGTGCCCACTAGGTTTATCTAATGCACTTAGTTGGTATTCCCAAAACGTAACTAAGTCTTCGTCTAGCTGAGTAGCTCCCTTGTCACGCATAATTTGAGCACGAGAGTGAATATGTGCTACTAAGGCACGCAATTTAGAACCACAGTTAATTGTACCTAAGCTAGGTACTTCATGTAACATCATTATCTTCTTCCTCTACGATAAGCTAACATGTTCTTACCGTTTACTGTAATGTTTCTTGTTGAATAACGGTTATGTTGTAGTGGGTCATTCCAGAATTTACGTTCAATAGACTCATATAACCGTTGCCTTACTTTCTTCTGGTCAAGTATTAACTGTTGTTCCCAGTGATTACAAGAACCAGCTAAAGCGTCTAACCTATCATCATGTATTAAAGAATCCTTATCACGTGTAATACCTGTTAACTGATGTGATAAAGAATAGTGCATCTTTGATACATCAGGGTGAATGTTAAGTGATGCAGCTTCTTCTTTAACAACTGATTCTGCAAAGATTAACGAACCCCTAGCAATAATCGGTTCAAGAATATCTATAATACGTACTTCTTTCTGACCAGTAACGAAATCATCTTCTACAGCACAATCAGGATAACGCTCACGTATAATCGGTAGTAGTATAGAACGTAGTGCACCGTAACCAAAGTTAATCTCAATCTTAACAACATTAGGTTTGAACTTACCGACCAATGCTGCCATCTCTTCTAACTGTTGATTATCGTAACCACCTTTAATACCACCTACACCTAATACATAGATGTTACCGTTTAAGAATGCTGTACAGGCCCAGCCTGTTTCGTCTCCTCCGTGTGTTCCTTTACCTTTACCTCCACCTGCGGGGTCGAAGTATAGGCATACTCCTTGAGGCTTACTAAGTTCAGATGAGATGAAATGAGGCTTTGTATAGCGGTACGATTTGCCGTTGATGGATATATCTTCATAGGTGTAACCTCTCTTAATTTCTAATGGTAATTCGTCACCTACTCGGATAGGTAATAATGGAATATTCTCTGTCTTAAGTGGGTGCCGTTCAGCGTCCATTAGTTCCGTATTAAGCATATGCTGTAATTGGAACCACGCTGGCCCTTGGTCTTTCTCCTTAGCTCTTAGTACTTCTTCACCCAAGAACGTTGGTTCAATAGGTACACCTTGGTCGCCATGTACGCCACCACCACTACGTAGCTGTGGATAACGTTCCATAAGCTCAACAAGTACAGGAGCAACTTGTCCATTATAATACGGTAATTGCTCTACAGTAGGGAACCTACCCGGCCAGATTCTCACGTCATATCCGCGCTCTGGTAAAGTCTTATAGATAGAATCACTTGATTGGGGTGTACCAAGATAAATGATATCACCAGTAGCATTAATAGAAGTAAAGTCCAACGTCTTCTGATGCAACTGCTCACGCATTAAAGCAGTTAATGAGTTCTTCTGCGACTCAATATCATCGGCTAACAGTACGTCAGCACGCCTACCTTGTAGGTTAGCTGTGATACCACAGCAGGATACCGACGCTGACTTATCTAGCTTACGTAGTGAATAGTGAACGTCAAACTTCTCAACCGATACACGGTCACCTGCTGACTTATCAGGACGTAAGCATTCAAGAACATCGACGTTCATAATGATACGAATAATCAAAGTACTAATATCTGCTGCCTGTGAACCACCAGCGGAGATAATAAGAATACGTTCACGTGGATTATGAACTAAACGCCATACACAATAAGCAGCCGCAATAGTAGTCTTAGCTTGTGAACGTTGAGCCTGAATCATTCGGTACTTAGGGCCTTCCTCTAAGTACTTACCTATATCAGCTTGTATCTTTGTAGTACTAAATCCTAACTCATACATAATGTCGGTTAGGAATGGGATAAACCGTTTATAGTGTTTCTGTAACGTATTAAGCTGTTCTAACCTAATACGCTTCTCTTGTTCTGCATTAGATAGTTTAGCAAAGTCTTCATCGGTTAGGTAGGGTAAGTTATTACCCTCCTCTTCCCAATGTTTAGCTAATTCAATTTCTTCTTCTAATGTGAGTTTATCCTTATTTACAACGTTATAAGGAATACTCATTAGTGTAACCCCTCTACAAAGTCGTCAATATCGAACTTACCTAACTCCTGTACAGGAACTACGTTATCTTCACTAGCACGTCTACTAGACTCAGCTAACTTCTCTTGTAACTTACCAGCAACGTTATCACGTGTAGGTGTAATACCGATACTGTTATCTTTAAGGAAACGGATAGCAACACCATAGTCAGCGGCTGTAGCCATACCCTCTTCTAATGTGATAATTAAATTGTTCAATACTTTATCAAGAAGTAACTTAGCACGTTCTTCTTGTGACATTGTAGTTAAAGCTTTCTTAAGAACGTCTAAGGCTTCTTCAAAAGCTTCACTGTCAAATTTAGATTCCTCTTCAACATCAATTAAATCGTCTTTTAATTCTTCTGACATATACCCCTCCGAATCTTAATAAAGACGTTAACAACAGTTCTAATTAATTGCGTAAGCAATATAATAATTGTTAGAATATAAACCCACTCATTTAGTGGTACACCAAATAATGAGATTGTACTTACGCTGACACCTAGAGTGAGGCCACCCTGCATTTTGTCAGCGACCTCATCTAGTAGCCACATTAATTAACCTCCTATTTATTTATGCATCTCTATAATATATAGCATCAAGTCTAGCATAATGACCAGACACAATCTTTATAGTAGTGGAACTTTCTGTGTACGTAAAACGTAACCACCAATAAGCCCCACCGTCAGCGTCATTTAGTTCCTGTAGGCCACTAACCAAAGGACACACCATAGAGGCAATTCCATTTTCATTTTCACCGTAATATGGACGCTGTAAAGTTATGACCTTACCTCGTAAGTCTGTGGGTATAGTTAGCGTAGAACCAACGTCCCAATTTCCTTTAACAGACTTAATAGGCTCCCTTCGCTTTATGTAGTTAGCATCAGATTGTGCTTTGGTGTATACTTGGTCTTTACCGTAAACCATACTACTGTATACTACAGTGTCACTTGATAATGTCGGTTTAGGGAACGCAACAACACCGTTATTCGTGTCATTTGCGTTTCTTTGTACTATAGTAAGAAAATCCTCGTTAGTTTCTAAACGAAGATATGTTCCGTTACCTCTTGTTAATTCCAGTCCAGTATATGTACTTCTACCGAACACTTTGAAAGCGTTCATAGTATACATATAGTTCCATCTTGAAGCACCTGCATTATAAACACCAGCCCTATCGTTTCTAATATTGAAATATGTTTGCTTATCCGGTGAGAACATATTTGTTTCCGATGCGCCTTGTGCAAACCTGTGCCAATATTTATCAGTTAAAACGTTACCACCTTGATATGGAAAGTACCACTGTGACTGTATAGCGCCGTTGGAACCTGACCGCGACTCCAAGTACGGTCTATTATCCGGGCCATGGATCAGTTCTACTGTATCATTGTTAGTACTATTAATCATACGATAACGGCTATAGTAACCTGTGTTACGAGTAATAACAGAATACCCAAAGTCCGGATTTAGTGAACCAACTCTGTATACCTTACCTACTGGTAAGTAAAGCTCCCCCTCTTCTACAACAAACCGGGCCACACTCCAATTACCACCAATACGCGCACCAAAACGTAACTCTTTCTCATTCCATAGCTCTACTACACCTCTGGCACCTGCGTCATTATCCTTATTGAATGTAATACCTTGTTGGAATACATGGTTTCCTTTCCACCTAACGTCAATAGATGTTGGGTATCCTTCTACACGGTCAGTTAACTCCTTAGCAATACCTTGTGACTGTAACGCTGCATTAGCTTTATCTAACGCTTCCTTAGAGTTATTTAGTGCCTGTGTAGCTTTACCATCAATACCATTAGCTACTTTCAATGCTTGCGCTGAATCAGCAAGCGCTTTAGTAGCCTTGGCATCAATACCATTAGCCGTTGCTTTAGCTTCATTAGCTGTTGCAATAGCAGAGTCAGCTTTATTAACTGCATTATTAGCTGTAGTGTTTGCCTGTTTAATTTGACCATCTAAACCTTGAGCAATACTCTTAGCTTCGTTTGCAGTTTTAACAGCACCATTAGCAGTTGTATTTGCATTTGCTGCTGACTGTTTAGCTTCATTAGCAGTAGTAACTGCACCATTAGCAATACGTACAGCACTATCTGCCGTAGCCTTAGCACCGTTAGCAGTGTTAATAGCTTGGTCAGCTTTCTTATTAGCTTCGTATACCTGTTGTAATGCAGCCTCTACCGATTCAACTGTAGAGTCAAATCTGTCAACCATCTCTGACACAGCGAACATAGCTTGTTGTGCGTTACGGTCTAGGTTAGCTTCGTTAATAATTGCGCCATCTGTAAACTGTGCTAAAGGCTTAGCTTTAGGTGTATCACGGTAGATACATACCGTCCAACCTTTAGGTATAGCGCTATCTAATTTAACACGGCTTACAGAACCGTTAACAAAAGTAACTTTATGGTTCTTACGTTCACGTGTATCATCTTTAACTGAGAAAGCTTTAACATCTTCTTTATAGATGAATCCACCATCAAAGTTAATCTCAAAGGTATCTTGCCCATCACCTTTGTAGTATACCATAGTACGGTAATTAGTACGTACAGATGGTTCCATAAACCATTCTGTTACTAAATCTGCCATAACATATTCCTTATATGCTTGTATCTTATATAGGTGCCACTATCAAAAAGTAGGCACCTTTCGTTTAATTAATCATCTAAAGCACGTTGTAATAACATCATTTGGTATGTGTTACCTCCCGGCAATAACCTGATAGCTTTCTGACCTGCTTTACCCCAGTCACCTTCACCAGTAGCTGCTTCACCTAAAGCACTAACAGCACCCGTTACAGAACTCACTGTCGATGTAAATGGAGTGTCACCACCACCTTTATAACCACCTCCAGTAATCATCTGTAGTAAGTTAGTACCCTCAGATGCTAAACCCATAACTGATGATAAACGTCCCACTTGGTCAGCAATACCTAACGGTGTTAATCTATCTTCCAGTACTTGTTTAGGGTCTTTACTTGAAGCTGCGTCCATGTGAATACGAGCATAAGCTAAGAATGTAGCCCAAGCTATACCAGTTGTGAACATAGCTACTGAGTTACTGTCAGCTAAAGTTAAATTTCTAATTAATACCTTTTCTTGTGCTCTTATACCGATAGAACGGAATCTACTGTATAAAACACCAAGCATAGATGTACGTTCGAACTTAACCTGTTCACCAGCATATTGTCTATTCATTGTAGCTTGCTGTGTGTAACGATGTACAGCACCAATTAAAGACTCTTTAGCTACAGGGTCATTCCACTTATCTAAACCAAACATATTACCACGTCCGTGTTTATCGAACTGTGCTTTAATTCTGGCAATGTCTTCTGGATATAACCCTACGTCAGCAAGGCGTTTCTCGTTGAAGCCTTTACCAGTCTTAAAGTAGTTAGTGAACTTACTAACAATCTCTTTAGATATTGGTTGTTGCATCAGTTTATTAACAGCATTAGCACCAGATAACGTATTAGTAATACGACTAGCTGCTTCTGTACGTCTAACTAAAGATGCACCTGCTTCCATAGCAGCACCATCAGCGGTAACACCTTGAGGAATCCATAACTCATTATCGTGACCAAATAAACCTCGCATGTAGAATTCTAAATCATTACCTACTTGAGTTAACTTACCATTACGGACGAACATAGAACCGTCAGTAACCTTCTCAGCTAAACGTGGCCCCATAGCTTTGATTACACCACCTAAACCTAAATTACCAATAGCTGTAGGTAAATCGGCTAAGACAGACATACCTAATTTACCCATCATAGATGAGTGTGTTAGGTTACTAACTGCTCTTGCTAACGGTGTATCATCTAATGCTGGTTGTCTACCGATAATAGTATCAGCAATGAACTGGGCTGCTTCTACTTCACGGTTAGTAGCTCCCGATATACGTAATGCTTGTAATGTATCTTGGATATCCTGTTCAGTCTTCCAACCAAGTCTAGCCATAGCTACACGTCCAGCTGTACTGTTAATAGTATTAGATGCTGTTCCAAATACGTCATGTTCGAACATATCTAACATATAAACATCTTTACCATTAACATTACGCTTGTTAAGCATATTCATTTCCCTACGTGAAGTATCTGACCACTTCTTAGTAAGGTTATCAGCGAATGTCTTAACAATGTCTTCGTCTACATAACGTCCTGTAAAGTGCTCTGCTGACATTTCACGAGCTAACTGTAGTAATGTAGCCTCACTGCTCTGATAACGCGCGTTAGGGTCTTTTAGAGCGTTATCCCAATACCTTGATGCACGAGTTTCCATCTCTCTAAGTATTCGTTTAGATAGCTCGTCCATACTCTTCTCAAAGTAAGCATCTGGGTTATTCAGGAACTCATTAACCCACGGCTGGTCTAACTGTTGTTCTGCACGTTTATAGGCTCTATCTAACCACTGTTCCTTCTCACTAACCATCTTCTTAATTTGTGCTTCTGCATCTAACCTGTACTCTTCTTTTAACATTTCAAGATGAGCTTTACGAACTTCAGGTGATGCTTTGTTAAGGTATGAGTAGTTAGCTTTCTGTGGCATGTAACCTACGCTATCCATATCTTTCATAATAGATGCGTGTTCAGTACCTGCTGATAAGTGTAAGTCTTTTGTTTGTGCGGCTAGTCTATCAAGTGTACGTGCTGCTCCTTGTACAGATGCTGGTGCTTCACTTAGATAACCATCTGAACTACCATTATTCTGTGCACGGTATGCACGGTGACGCATACGCTCTAATTGAACTTCTCTTGAGAATGTAGCCTGAGCTTCTTTACCACCACCAGCTAAGTAATCTAACTTCTGTTGTGGTGTTAGGTACATCTCAAAGTTACGTTTCAAATCAGGTATAGTGTCCCACATTAACTGGTCTTTTATTAATTCCTTTTGTACAGCCGCATTACGAGCATACTGTTTACCGATACCTGCTTGGTCGCCTGACCACATAGAACCAACGAAACGAGCTACTTTAGATTCGGATAATGCTAACTTAACACCTTCTGTATCAGCCCAGCCACCTAGTGCTTTACGGAATTTGTTCTTGTAGTACGCTTCACGTGCTGTTGCTGTTTTACCAAGAACATCTTTACTTTCGTTCCAACTCTCTGCTGCTCTCATAACAGCACTTGGGCCTGTAGCTACAGTTTCACCTGCTGGCCCTTCTACAGTAGAACTTTGTCTAAAGTCTACAACGTCACCTGATTCTAAATCTTTTACTGCTTGGTTAACATATTCAGGTTCTTGGTGTAGCTTCTCATTCATAGCTGTTTCTTGTTCACGCATATACGGATCATGCGCATTAAATCCAGCCATTCTACCAACAACACCAATACCCATGTTAAACACAGCACCAGTAGCCATATGTTGCAATACTTCACCACCGTCAACACTACCTTTATCGATTTGTTGAATGACTGGTGACATAACACCCATAGCCGCAGCACCTTCTAATCCCATACGACCAGTAGATGCTAATAGACTACCACCCTTAAGTACACGTGGTGCTAAGCCAAAGGAACCTAACGGTAATGCTACAGGGTCTAACATAGTACCAGCAAATAACTCGGCGTACTGTCCGAACTTACTAATACCTGTCTGCTGTGACATATATTTGGCAAACTCTTGTTCCTGTGTTAATTTATCTAAACGGAATTTAAAGTCTGCCATAGATGTAGCTTTGTATAACATCTTAGAGCCACGTTCATCTAACCCATTAGGGAAAGCTTGTTTAATAAGTGCTTCTTGTTCCTCACCTATTTCAAAGTTAGGGTCAAACTCTTTATCATAAGCCCTGCTAATGGCCTCTGTTAATGTGGAATTATAACCTTGTTTAAATGCCATATCATCAGGCATTGTTTCGTATTTCTTCTCTTGTTCTAATTCTAAATCAAGAACATTACCTGCACGTGCTTGGAAAGACTCAGCCGATTCTAGTGTAGGCTCTTGGCTAACTGGTTTACGGTCTGTGACTTGAATATCACGTGCCTGTTGTACTTGTCTGCCATAGGTCTTTACTTTGTCGAACTGGTCAAAACCCTCAGCATACGGTCTAAAATCGGCTGGCATACTTACTCCTTAGATTTACGATACGCCTCAGCAAAGCTGTACGTAGATTGCTCTGTAAACGGCTTAGACATTGTTTCAGCCATAGCCTTAGCTCTTCTATCACTTTGCTCTCTTACTACTGCTTCTTTACTAATTGACTCTTTCTGTTTGTCTCTTAACTTAGAGTTATACAGGTTAGCCACACCAGACATACTAATAGGAACTACTCTAGGTAAACCATCTTTATCAATTACAGTAGCATTAGCGAACTCACCACTGTTATTAATAACGTTGATGGAACCAATTTCAAAGTCATTAGTACCTAATCTGTCAGCTATAAAGTCGTTAAACATTACATTGAATCGTGTATCTTGTGGGTCATTGATAGGAACTGTTAAATTCTTATTAAGAACGTTAAATACATTACGCCCTCTATCGCCCTCTATTAAACGATTACCAATCATTGATGCTTTAGACATTACGCGACTTAAAGCTCGTTCCTGAGCACTAGAAGCTGGTAGATTTGGATTCGCAGATATAACGGCAATCATCTCTTGTTCAGCTAACTGCTTAAGACGTTGCTCTGTACCTGCCCCAATCTCTACACCATTACCCAGTGTACGTGACCAGAATCCCGGTGTAAGTTCCTTTATATTCTCTTTAGCTAAATCTCTAATCTCTTGTGGTGCTGAAACTATTGCTTTCTTTGTCTGTATTGTTGACCTAAAGTCTTCCTGTGCTCTTGGGTCATTAACTAAGTCATAATTAATAGCATCTTTAGCAATATCTGCGTACTCACCAAAGTATGATTCAAATGCAGCTTCTGAATTAGTAATGTTATTAAACTTCTTAACAGCTACTTGTAGATTAGCCATTTCAGCTTGTGATGGCATTGAACCGTTACGTAACTTACTAATAGTTGCATTTAAAGCCTGTTTAACTAATGGGTTTACACCTCCGTTAATAGCAAGTTTACCAATAGTCTCTGCTGTACCGATGTTAGGTGATGTAAAGAAATCAGCCATTACTTGCTGGTCAACTGCATACTTCTGTTTAGAATCTAAGCCAGAAGCACTCATTAACACAGGGTCTCCTTGACTATAACCTTGATAATAGAGTGCTCTACGTGTTTCCTCTTCATATGCCTTTTCTAACTGCTTAGCATATGCTGCTTGTGCTTTCTCCTGTTCACGTAGTCTATTCTTTTCAAAGTAGTCTGCATACTGCGCACGTTCCTTGTTATTAATAAGTGGATAAGGTGTACCAGTCTCTTGTTGATACTTTTGATTCATAGCATCAATGGACTGAAGTAACTCTGCTTTATTACGGAAACGACCAGCCTGAATATGTGACGGTAATGTCTCTGAGTATTCGGTGTAACTTTGAGATAACGGATTATCCATTAACCATATAGCCTGAGCTTGTTTACCCATACTATACAGCTTTAACCTTTCCTCTGGTTCCAGTACTTGGGATAACACTTGGTCTTCTAACCAATTAGCTTGAGCAAACTGACCATCTTTGAGTAACATTTGATAGTTACCAATCATAGCTGCTCTGTATGCTTCTGGAGATTGCCCCGGTAAAGGTCTAATAGCTTCTAGGAACTGGTTCTGTATCTGTGCATATCCAGACTCAGACAATCTACCCTTAGCCTTTTCTGAGTCAGCAAAGCGCAGCATATCTCCTGTCTGTTTAATTAATTCGGACTGTGATACTGCCGCTTGTTTCTGTTGTTCCTCTACGTGACCACGGGCTAGGTTATCCATAACAGAAGGTAAGGCCTTCATAACACCCTGTGCGATGAGTGCGTCTGACTGAGGGTCATTAGTACCTAGAGTCTTAACGTACTCACCTATAGCGATACGTTGCTCATCTAACGACATTCTAATCAAGTCACCGTGGTTCTCTTGAATCCACGTTGTTAAACCTAACCCTACTGCCTCTTGCTCACGCATACGTGCACCACGTACCGCAGCACCATCACCAAATATCTTTCTAAATGGGTCATCTTTACCAATCTCAGCAATAGACTCACCCTGAAAGTGTCTCAAGTAACCTTGAGCGAATTCATCTTCTTCTTGTTGTTTAAAGTAACCAGCAAGTGTAGGCGATAATGCAGCTAAGGCTTTTAAATCCCTAGTCTTCATATCAGCAACTACTTGTCTTGCTTCTGCAATGTTATTAGCAGCCTGATTGTTAACAAGCTGCCCTGCTTTAATACCATTTCTAACAGCCTCTGTTACCTTTGGTGTCTCAATTAGTATCGGCTGCGGCTGTTGTACAGCGTAACTACTAGGCGTTGGTAACACATCGGCTCTCGAGTCATTGATAACACCCGGCATATTAACTCCTATAATTTCAGTAATGCGCCACTATTAGGCCCTTTGTTTCTATCGGAGGTACTACTACCGCCAAATAAACTGCGTCCCTCATAACCGAATTCCCTTAGGTTTATACCTAAGTTATTCATATTACCTGAGAACCCGCTTAAACCATCGAATGTAGCTTTACCTAATGAGTACTTGTAAGCATCAGATGTGTCAATAACTAAATCTTTAGGTGTATAGTCTAAGTCACTGAACACTGTTGTCATATCCAGACTATTCCAACCTCTATCTAAGATAGCTACTTTCATCTCTCTGTCTGCTACGTTAAGTTGCTGTGTCTGCTTATCAAACTCACGGTCTGTACGTGCTCTACGCATTTCCTCTGTCTGCTTGACTTGCTCCACTGAGGCACCACCTACACCTGATGCAGCTGCCTGTGCCACTATAGCACCCATCATAGCATTGCTCTGTAATTGAGCCTCAAACTTATTAGCCACAATAGCATCTTTCTGTAAACCAACATTGTAATTATGTTCGTTCCATGCTTTACCCATTGCGTCTAACTTCTTCTTATTATCTGACCACTGTTGCATACGAGCTGCATTAGCACTGGTCATTCTTAAGATGTTGTTTGAGGCTCTATTTAGAGCTGCATTGGTCGCTTCATTCTTCTGGTATTCATATTGGGCCTTGGCTTGCTTACGTTGATTCTTGGCATTCATGTAACCGCCCAAGATATTAACGCCAGCCATACCAATTTGGCCCCAAATATCGCCAGCCATATTTAACCTCTGCGTCTATTGAACCATTGTCCTGTCCATTCCATACCAGTTACAGTTAAAGGCAACCATTTGTTAGCTGCCACTGTTACTTTACACTCCCTAATTTCACGTCCTACTGGTGCGTTAACAGTAGTTGTTACAATAGGTGCTCGTCCGACTAAGTTAGTACCCCTTCCCAATGTACGTCCGTCAAACTGTTTCTGTACTCGCGTATTGTTACTGAACTCTACAATAACGGATACGCCTCCAGTTTCCATTATTGATAATAGAATAGTTTGCCAAGTTAAACGTCCATTAAGAACAGGTTTATCATTGTAGTCACGTTTATACGGTGATGTAGGTGTGTAGTAAGCGGAGAACTCTACCCCAATTGTTAGTTTATCAATATCCTGTTTCCAATCCGGTATATTGTTATCTAACTTCTTATACTCACTACCAAGCATATAGTATTTACTTAGTGCATTATAAGCTACGTACATACATTCATCAAACTCACGTGTCCACCATAACGGATATTGTGTTGCTACATTAAAGTGCCTCCACGAATCCAAGTACGGGTAATTAGACAATGATGTATCAAATGTAAATAAGTCACATACAAGGTGTAAATCATTACCTGAGTTACGTACTGTAAACACAAGAACGTCACCTCTGTATTTAGACATACCCACTGATGGCCCTAACTTAGTGTGCCACTCCCAGCGTGACCAACTATCAAATAAACGCTCAGTACCCTGCATTGAATCCAAGTAAGTGTATAGGTACAAACCATAAGGATATCTGCGAGTGCGCATAACAACAACGAATGGTGCCGTTGTACACAATATCTGTGTAGGCTTACCCCAAATATACTTATCTAACTGCTGTGAACACTCATAAGATTCTGAGCTATCTGCTGTAGCACCCATCTGTATTTGATGTAATGAGCCTTTACGTGCTGTATCTTTAGCATAGAACACAAAGTTACCCGAACTCTGTGGCTCTGCTTCTACAGCGTCCTCATTAGCAGACATTACCTGTATACTAGGGTTCTTCGGTGATAGTAGTGTACGTCCGGGTATTAAGTATTGATACTTTCTACCGAATAATACATGGTTCCTATCAAACGTAGTGTCCCATGATATTGTATCGTCCTCCGAACCTAAAGCAAACATCTCTACAGGATCGTTATCTTCTACAGTAAGCACTGATGAACGGAACCAGTTAAAGTAGTCTCCGGGCTTACTAGCAAATATAATCGCACCTGTACCAATCAGTAGTCTATCTTGGAATACACCCAAGTAATCTATCTGTTTACCAAAGAAAGATGGTAATGGTGAACTTGTTGTATCACCTACAGTCGATACTTTAAACTTAGGTATCGTAATAGAACTACCAATAGATGATTGTAATGATTCTGGTGTAGAACCTACGTGTAGTACATCACCTACAGCATAACATAAAGCAAAGAACTGTTTAGGTATAGACTCTTGACCTGCCGCTTCACGCCATGTAACATCAGTAAAACCACTCCCCATACCTGACTTAGGAAATGCCTTTAAGTAATAAGCATCTTTACCTGTCTGTTTCTTAGGAGTTACACGCACTATCTTACCAACATAATGCTTAGGAGTTAACTTCTCAGGGCCATCTATATTATTTACAACTACACGTAAATAACTGTCATCACCCATATCTTCTACAGATACACTACGTATTCCCGAATTCTCTGAGAAGTAAATATAAGCACCCTGCTGCCCTACATGCTGTTGAGGTATAACCTTAACTATTTGGTCACGTAGTTGCTTAGCAATGTTCTCAGGTTGTATAGCGGCTGCTGATTCACCTGTGTACTTAGTAACTGCTGAGTTATACTCATTCTGAATGTCAGCTACCTTTTTATTGTACTCTGACATTTCTTGCTGGAATACAGCCAGACGTTTGTTTAACTCCTCATTACTTGGGTTGTCATCAGTCTTAATCTCCGGTACTTTAACCTGTGATGTGTCCAATTCTCCGGGATAACTTGATGTCGGTGTCTTATACTCAACCTTCTTCTGAGTACCATCTTGCATCACAATGAGTAACGCGTATGTACGGGAGTAATCCCCGTTACGAATCCATATAGCACCTGATTTAGATGATTCATCAGACGGTATGGAGTCCTTAATCTGCCATTCACCAGTATAACCATTAGCCGATATAAACATGAACTTACCGATGTTAACCATGCTGGAAATACCGTTGTTTAATATGGCGTTCCATACAGCCCCATTATCAGGTTTAACTGTAAGGAATTTATTCTTTGTTTTATTGTAACAATATAGTGGAGATAGTGGCTCACGCTCTGACTTCTTATGACGTGTGTAAATTAACTCATACTCATCACCGTCACAGAAATAAGTCTTTGTAATGAAGTTAGGCGCTACTTGCTCCAACTGATACACATCTTTTACTGATGCACCTATACGAATAGATGCTTTATATTCGCTCCCCTGTCTACGTACAATACCTCGAACAGGGTCACTAATCATGTTTACCTGCTCCCACATCTGACCTGAGCGTCTATCCTGTGGTGCTTGCTCTGAAACACCACGTGCTACTGATTCATAAGCACCACCTACTCGCATATTAGAATCTCCAATTAATTCTGTTAGGTTGTCTATAACCAGCTCTATGACGTAGTCTAGTAGCTCCGGGCATATTCAACATATTAACGTTCTGTTGTCTAATGTTCTCCGCATTGAGAGTCATATAACTGTTAACGTATGCCTGTTCTAACTTAGCTGTACGTGTTTCATCAGCATCGTAGTTTAACTGGAAACTAAGTACTGTTCTATCACGTACTAATAACTGTGCTGGAACTGGTAACTCACTAAATTCAAGGTCGCGCACTACGTAAACAAGAACTGGCCCTTGTACCTCGTACGTACCCGCGTAACGGTTATAGAGACGCCTACCACGTACCGTTAAATCATCACGTTCAATCGGTACACATGATATGGCATCTTGTGGAATATAAATAAACTTATCGTTAGCTTGTTGCAGTTCAAGGTAATCAGTGTTAAACCACCACTTTCTACCCATCTCTGTAACCATAGCCTCTCTAAAGTTCTGCCTTGCCGCAGCTACTAATGGGTGGTCTTCCTCTAATTCAACTAAAGGGTTCTCACCTAAAGTAGCTAAACAAGCGTTAACTACATTTAATTCTGTTAGCATTTAGCCTCCTTAATAAAGTACAAATAATGCACTTTAGTAAAGACAGCAAACAGGGAACCCTATTAAGGCTCCCTGTAATACTATTAAGGTAACATTACAACGCCAGCATACTCTGGACGGTTAACTGTTACACCAAAGCTCAACCATGAGTCAATGAACCATAACTTAGACAAGTCGTCAAAGAAGATTTTAGATGTCACTGGAATTGTAGAACCTGCTAAGAATGCACGAGGAGATACAATCTGGACAACAACTTTAGAGAAGTCACCATCGTAAGCATTCTGGTTACGTTCGTTAGACAGTAAGTGTCCTTCAATCACCTTACCGAATACTGCGTTGTTAGAAGTAACTACAGGCATACCCCATGCACTGAACACATAAGAGGATTTCAGTTCATTACCTGCTGATGTGACGTAGTTACCATTCGCAATGTACTCAGACATCTGTAACGCCATGAATACACTTGGTGGAACCACAACCATCATATCTTCTGCTGATGGGTCAACGTCCTGCTCTAACATCTTCTCAACAACTTGAGAGATAGCATGGTAAATCTTAGCTGGGTCAGTAGAGTCTGACGCATTAGCTAAAGTAACAACGTTACCTGTACCATGACCGGGCATTTGTTCTGCCGTACCATAAGGAGAATTCTTCATTAACGCAGCCTTAGCACCCATGATGAAGAATGTCTCATCATACATGTTACTAATCATCTGGCCTTGTTCACGAGCAACTTCACCTTGGTAGTTAAAGTCCGTTTGGAACTCATCTAACATAGGTTCAGCGTTACGTGCGATAATCACTGTGTCGATTGTTAAGAAGATTTTAGAAGTGTTAGGCTCTGTACTTGGAGATGGAGTAACACCCGGTACAATCTTCTGTAGTTTAGCCTGTGAGATACCACGGCTAGAGATAGTAGATGTACCACGTACTGAACGCACTGGAATAAAGCCGTTCATGATAGATTTACGGGCAATAGTACCCTCAACCATACCAGTAAACTGTTCAGTTACATCTGCGAGTGCATCACCTTGACCGTGGCGTTGGTTAGGACGAGTGTGTGCATAGGTAACTGGTGATGTTGGAGTAGCTGCATACTGAGATAAAATACCTGACATATTATGATTTCCTTTGATAGATTTAATTTCTTAATTAGCTATTGCTTATATAGGTGCCAGTATCAAAATTTGACCAATTAGATACCTTTACGACGACCTAATTCACGACGTTGTTGTAACATTTGGTACTCACGTGAGTTATAAACATCACTACCATATTTCTTAGCTAACTCTTGTGTTAAACTTGCGAACTCCTGACGGGTAATTGCACCTGACTTATTTGAAGATGATGTAGCTAAGTCTTTAGTCAACGACTCCGCTGGAATGGAACCCTCAAAGTTTTGTTCATATAACGCTTTAAGAGCAATTCCTGCTACGATAGCATGATGACCGCCTTGTTCAAATAAGCTGTTAAACACCTCCTTATCTGTATCGTCCATAGAACCTTTAGCCCAATCCCAAATCTCAGCGTGATTTTCACCTAAGATATTCTGTACTGCTTTTACGTCTGCTTCTGCCTGTGCTTGCTTCTCGGCAAAGTATTCATCGGAGGCACTCTTCAGGATAGCTAACATAGCTTCGTAGCCCTGTACACCCTCTGCGGCTAACTTAGCTTCTAACATGGAGAAGTCACCGTCTTTTGCAGCTAACTGCACTGCTGGGTCTTCTAATGAGATACCAGCCTTAGCCACAAAATCCATAGCCATACTTAGTGCTGGCTTATCTTCTAACTCTGAAACTACAGCACCCCACCCAGTACTGGTTAGGTAGTCATTCTCCTTTTCTTCTGTAGTAGCCTCTTTAGGCGCTTCTGTTGTTTGTTTAGCTTCTGTCTGTACCGTTGTTTCTGCACTCTGTGCTTGTGTTTCTGCGGGAGCACCTGCACTAGCGCTAGTTTGTGATTCAGCCGCTTCACTGTATACTGCAAATAAATTTTGTAATGTAAACATATTAACCCTCTATTTGTTGTTTCATTTGTGCCTGTTCCATTTCAATCTGCCGAGCACGTTCTAACTTCTGGTTATTAATCTCATCAACCTCTTCTTGTGTACGTACATAGGTTGATGATGGTAAACCACGACCTGCTGCTAACGCTTGGAATATAGGCTCCAGTTTAAGATATTGAGATACTTCTTCTGGTAACGCTGTTACTGTAGTTACGTCTGCTAAGAACAACCTTACATTCTCTAAGTCACCATTTCGTGATAGTGCATCTAACCCTGTAACGATAACTGGCTTGATAGTAGTACCGTCAAACACACCGTTACCTGCTTCTGAATTCTTCATTAACCAGTAAGCTAGAGGTAACTGTATATCGTTAGCTAATCTACTGTATACACCACCTAGATTTGTTTCTAGTTCATTAGCTAGAACACGTATCTCTTCTGCTGTAACACGCTCTGCATCACGTTGTATACTAGATGTTAATAAGAATGCACTTCCTAAACGACGTACAAACTTATCAGCCGACTGCGATACAACGGATATAGCATTTGCCACTGCACCTGCTGATACAAGCTCTAAGTCCTCTCCACGGCCCGGTAATACGTCACCGTTTTGTGATGCCTGAATATCAGCTGGACTTGTTGCACCACCCGGATTAGCTAACCATCGAAACTCAGAAGCAAGGATAGCACCATTAACTTCTGCTTCCGTTAAATCAGATAAACCGTTAAAGTCACCAATGTTATCTTCAACGTGACCGATACCGTAGTGAGCTTTATCAGGTAGTCTCCATGTATGAATTGATACAGGCATATCTTCTGGAGTATAACGGCCCTTGTGTTTAGAGTTGTTAATTTCTACATCTTCGATAAATTGACGTTCGTTATAGTACTTACCGTCCCATGTGAACCATCTAAAGTACTCTAACTCATCATCATCTTCTTTCTTACCTCGACATGCTTCCTTAGCATAGTTAGGTAAATCATCGTAGAACACTTTCTCTTTTATAATTACTTCAAGTACTCTACCGTTGTTAGCTCTGCGTACTACAAAGTCCTTGATACCAAGTATACGCATTTGCTTGTCTTCCATAAGGCGACATACGTTTCCTGTTACTATTAAGTGTGTGAACAGGTCATACAGCTTAGGTCTAGCTTGAATCTCATCAAGGTAAGCCATAAGCTCTTTTTCGTATATACTTGATTCCTCCGCTATCTTACTCTCAGTCATCTTCGGATATGCTTGCTGAATCTCTGCGAGTAATCTTGGCGGAACACGTAGTTTCATAAATGGACGTGTTGGTGCAAAACAAGCTAACATCATTTTGTTAACTAGGTTAGATACTAACTGTGGCCCAAATGAATGCAACTGCGGCTGTAACTCATCGTTACCGGAATCGTAGCCTTGTGGAGGACATACTGATGGGATAGTTAAAGCTGCATATGCTTCACAACGGGATAATAAACCCTGTCGCTTAGCGTCTAACGTAGCCCATCTATCCTTAGCGGTATTCTCTCTCATAGTCTAAGCCCTACGCCTTTGTTACGGTCTTTGATGTTATGCGGGAGTGATAAGCCAGTAGTGAACTTATCAACCACTGGCTGTTCCTCTGCTCGCTCTGTTTCCTCTTCTTGCTCAGGACGCTTTTCTTTGTTAAGCAGTGGAAAGTACTCATCTAATCGTAACATTATAGTTTAATGCCCGATGTTTTAACAGTACGTTTTGACATGAACTTCTCACGTTCATTGATACGACGACCATCTTCACCTGTCTCTACAGTACCACCAGACAAGTCCACATCAACTTCACCACCATCACCCTCTTTAGCTCGTGAAGCTCGTTCTAATGCTTCCTGTTGAGCTTTCTCACGTGCCATCTGTGCTTCTGCTGCTTGTTGTTGTGTCTGTGACTGTAACGCCGCATCTTGCGCTTGACGCATTGCTTGTTGAGACGACTGTCGCATCTGTTCCTGCATAGCTCTGTTCTGTTGGTCAATCATTTTCTCTTGTTGTCTCGCTCCAGTTAATGAACCAACTAAGTCTGTCACTGGTTTAGTGAAAGGCTTAGTAATCTTTTTAATTACCTTACCCATTATAACTCCTTAATCGTAAATTGAGTTGTATATTTATCGATATGCTTACAACGCTGATATCTCCATAAACCTAACATCTTTGTTAAGTGACGTTCCTGTTTAATAACCCACATTGCGGTGTACAAGCTCCGGTATTTGCTGTGTACATAACAAACCAATGGTACAGCTATAGGCCCTACATGATGGTCGTCTAACTTAGCCATGATAACAGCACCAATTAACGTACCGTCGTCTAGGTACAAGTAGGCATCGTGAGTATCTGAACCATACAAGTACTCCCGCAGTAGTCTATTGTGTCTACCCAGTGGTAGGAACTCTTTAACATGCGTATTTTTCCAGTGGTCTTCTATGAGTTCCTTAGCGAACCCATAACTACATTCACCAGCATTTGCTATACGATACTCTGTTTGCATTACTCCTCCATAAACCCATTACGTAATGCGGTTAGTACATCGTTTACACCACAACGGTATGCTGATTCATGTTGGTCTTTTGGTACGGCCTTATAATTAGCTCCTAGTTGTTTCTCTAGTATCTTGTATACATTACTATCTAAACGGTATACTACTTTAACATTACTATTAGACATATTATTACCTGTATTATATTACTATAGTATATTAATACTATATATATATAACATTATATATTACATATAACACTACCATTAACACTATAAGTAACACTGTTAAATGCTATTTGTCTATATAGGTGCCAGTATCAAAATTACACCTAAACCAACACCTATATAAACACCGATTATCTAAAGAAATTAGGTGACTCTAATACACATTCTAAATTCAAATCTCCTTTCTCTGGTGGTTTAGGTAAGCCTTTGTAAAACTTACCGAACATACTGATATCGTACTCACTGTGCATCTTAACAAACTGTTCTCTTAGTACACGTGCTAATGTACCAGCGTGCTTAGCAAGTACTCCATAATCGTCATGAATGAAGTGTAGGAATAAATCCGGTATACCTAGGTCAGCCATTGCACAAGTTGTAAATGTCATATGACTACCGTCAACACCGTGAATAAAGTTCGGAGGTGTAGAGTTTCTGTGTCTTACTTTATTTACCTTGTAGCTACCGTTTCCTGTAACGAACAGATTGATATCTCTACCAACGTGTGTTCTTACTCTTATGGTATTCTGTTTGACGTAATCCTGTACAATTATAAACCCAGATGGTGCTGGATAAACAATAACAGGAGATATTCCGTTGGTCTGTTGTCTTAGAATAGCTGATGTAGCCTCTCTAAGCCACGCCATTGCCTCCGAAGCCTTAACGACAACGTCACCTATTGCTTCCCATATTAAGTCCGCTGCGTACACTGAGGCTTCATATTCAGCGTCTAAGAATATTCCTTTATCGTAGATATATTCAAGTACTGAATCACGACATGTACCATAAGTTGAACCATATACCTGAGTCATTACAGGTTTCTTAGTAATTTTACGGTCTACAATATGCTCTTTCCATAACTCTTTAAGGTTAGAATCAGGCATTTTAAGTAAACGTTTATAAGCTGCCTTAGCTACTTCTTTGTATATATCGTTAGGTTTACCATCTTTGGTAGCAACTAAGTTCGTAGCCAACCCTCCGATATAGTCACGTAACAGCGCAGAATAGTTCTGGAGGCCATTACACGAGCCGTCCATACTAACTGCTATCCTATTTAAGAAAGTCTCTGGTGACTCGTGGTAGCGCTTATACTCATCACACACTGCAATGAACTGTAGAGGCTTATCTGCATCTGACCACCAATTGAAAGCATCTCTATCTAGAGGGTCACTTGCTGCACGGATTATGTTATTGTGGTTATCATCAACCCATTTAACACACTCATCAGGTGACAGCTTATCAATACCGTATTTAGCTGCGAGTGACAGCTTAAACCACCATAGAGCCTCGTCAGTATCAATCGGCTCACCAACTGCTGCATGTAACATTGCTTTCTGTATATCCGAACCTTGTGGATTTAAGATACCAGATACAGGGTACATTCTACCGCGATAGTCAACTTGATATGTGAAGTAGAAGTACTCTTCCCGTAACATTCTACGTGCTGCCTCAAGAACAGACAGACCACGAGCCTCGACACGTCCTACTCTATTCTCCTCGATGTAGTAGTCACGCATATGCTTCTTCCAGACTTTAAACTCCTCCTCTTGTTCCGGTGTTAACTCTACACCTTTATCTAAGAAGCTAGGGCGTTCTGGTTTCATTCTGCGTATACCGCTTTGGAACTCTACTACTTTCTTGATTGAGTAGCCACGTTTCTCCATTTGTGACACAAGATTAAAGATGAACGGATTTATCTTCCATTTAACTTTCTGGTGTGTATTTAACATTTTGTATACACGTGATAAATCAGCATTGTAGTAATTCATAATGTCGATATTACCACTTGGCCCTTTGTAGAACCTTGGTGCTTTAATCTTTAGTGCACCATGAAAACCTCCCTTGTTAGGTTCCCCTGTCCAATCCTGAGGCTCTATAAGGCACGGTGCCGCCACAGCAGTAGCATACTCAAGCATACCTATTAGTTCAACGCTAATCTCTCTCAGCGTCTCTGTAGGCGTTACTGCGTGCTGTGTCTTCTTACCATTAAAAGTAGTTACTAAGTCAAGTAATCTAAATTCAAACGAGTCAGATATCAATATATTCAATAGATATGTACCAACAAGAACACGTTGACGCTTAGTCCACTGTTGTATTTCTATTTCATTTTCTTTAGCCTGTTGTTTAAATACTGTTAAACGATAGTCTAAGTCACGAGATAAACGACGTGTGAAGTCACCAATTATAACTTCATATAAGTCAGGTGCTATATCTCTAAACGTAGCTAAGATAAGTTCACCGTTTAAGTACTTACCAATATTGTATGCCATCTTGGTTAACGGTACACAGTTATCATTCTGTGCTAACATATTAACTACTGTAGATAAAGTCAGTAGTGCAACTCCATCTACATCTAAGGCATACAGTAATGGAACAGCCTGCTTAGCTACACCCGGTGAGTTTAAATCCTCTGTAATATCCTTAGCGATAGCCTTTGAGTAAGCTAGAATATACTTACGCAACACTACATTACCAATAGGTGTATCAGTCAATCTGCCTTGTTCTCTGGCCTTTTGTAATGTTGCTTTTAGCTTCCTTAAGCCCTCAGATTTACAGTGTCTTTCCCATTCAAGTTGGTCATGTAGTGTTGCCATTACTTACCCTATAATTTAAGAATATTCTTCAATTGCTGTACACCATCTTGAATATCACCATCTTTTAGATGTATATCACACAATAGTGTACTCTCTTTGTTAAACCAATCAGGCTGAGCATATGACCGTGAGTCACCATCAAAAGTACAGCCGTTACGGTGTAACCGAATTACGACTAACTCATGGTTATCTTCTACGGCCTGCATCTCTTCCTTGAACCCACCATCTGTAATAACACAGTATGGATAATTGAAACATACCTCAGATACAACCTCACCAAACACACGATTACCGTACTGTGGTTTCATAATGTCCTCAGAAACGTGTATAAGCGCTTCTCTTGGACTTTTACCATTTAACAAAGGTGAGGGTATCTCTTTCCATGTACGATGGCTGGCAATCTTTACAAACGGTTCTAAAGGTAGTCCGTAGTAGTCTGCTGTTGCTTCGTATAGATGTTCCTTAAACGCTACTTGTTCAAAACCGTAACGAGCTAACTTAACACCTAATGTGTCTTTGCCCACTCCCGGTGGGCCATTCAGGATAACTACTTTACTCATAACTGTAACTATACTCCGAAGTAATAACCAATACACCACATTTACTTAGTATACTAATCCAAGTATCTTCGTGTATATCCCAAGTGTTACCGTGAAACACCATCTCACCGTTAACGACAATCTTAACCATCTCATTGTCATTGTCTTCAAACACTTCTACTTTATGCATCATTTACCTACCCAATTACCATCTTCGTCCATTAACATAGGAATAAGCTGCGGATTACCGTCTGTAATTACCATACAGCCTAGTATCGGTTTCTTACGATGTAACTTACCATATGCGAATGCTAAGCTCTTACGGTCGATTAGACACCCAGCATAAGCACCAAAATATAACGCTGATGAACTAGCTGCATACTGTACTTCAAATCTACCATGCTCATGTCCTAATACAAGTGATGTACGTTCATGAGATGCGTTAATCATGAAGTCACCCGATACCTGATGCTGGAAACGTACTTGACCTAGTGGTGTATTTAGTACCCAAGCATCAGCCCATGACCAACCCGGTGCACCGTGTTCTGGGAACAAGATATCACGGTATTTCTTAATAAACTGTACAGGTAAACCATGTGCCTTAGCACGTCGATACACTAAGCTACCGTGGTTAGAGTCGCAGATAAGCATTTCAGGGAATAAGTTATGTAACTTCTCCAATTCTATTTTGGCCTTCTCCAACTCAATACCAGCACTGTCAAGATTAGGGTCGCTGTCATGGAAACTAATTGCATGTCCATCTGTCTCATCTCCCATACATACTACGATATCAGGATTATACGAGTCTCTGACGCTCTCTAGAAACGCCATAGCGTCCTTGTGGTTATAAGGTGTATGTAAATCACCAATAACAAGAATACGTCGCGCCATGTGTGGTACATGCGTTTCTCCAATATCATCTGTAGGTGATGGTTGGATTAACTTGCGCTGTTCCTTCATAGCGTTGTTTGCTTTTGTTTGCTTACCGTTGTTCTCAATGAAGATTTTACGCCAGTACCGTACTAATTGACGACTAACAACTAAGTCTTCTTCTGTTAGAGAGGAGATGGTTGCATCAGGCCCTTTCAAATAGCAGTTATAAACTAAAGCTGCCTCTCTATCGTTAGGAACGTCACGTAAGATTTTTAAGTGTGTTTCTTTAGAGAATAAATCTTTTACTTTAAACTTAGCCATTTCTTCTCTCCGCTATTTGTTTGCGTCTAGCTGCTGCACGTTTACGAGCTACTTCTTTACGTAGTGTTGATTTCTTAGCTTTCTGCTCTTCTACTGACTGGTGTGTAGGATATATATAATCCAAAGGCTCAGTTTTAAGATAATCACTAAGATTGTGAACCCAATTAGCAGTGGCCTTAGTATCTCGTCCAGCCTTTCCCCATGTAGCAGCAATGTTAGCCACTTTACCTTCTGCGCCGATTACACCCCCTACACAGGACACCCCTGCATCTTCCGGTGTCATGACAATGGTCTAACACCCAAGGTGTCTGTCTCCTCTTAAGGCCTTTCTCCTTTAACTTAGCTTCGTAGTCACTGATGATTGTAGCCCACGTCCTTTTACAAATGGGACAACCTTCCGATTCTTTTACCAATTTAGCCGCAAGTGCTTTGGCTTGTGCCCGTGTTAATTTCTTTGCTTGCAATTTACTATCCTCCAAATTTGAGATGTACCCACACCATACTTCTTGGCTAAAGAGGGTATACCGTGGGTGCGAGAGCCTTTTACATACTCTTTACGAATAGAGATAACTTGTTCATCTGATAATAAACACCTACCATTATCTTCTCCGTAGTTAGGTGAACCAAAAGAAACACCTGCATCTCTCTTATCCTGTGCATTATCTTTAGGTGTACCTATAGCTAAATGATCTTTATTTATACATCTAGGGTTGTTACACAGGTGACGTACTTCCAACCCTTCTATATCTTTTAGTGTTTTGTTATTCTCTATACACCAAATCTTCCGGTGAAGTGTTGTATACCTTCCGTTAAACCTAGCGGTAGCGTACCCTATAGACACACCCTTCTGTGTATGCTCAATACATACACCAATCATTCTTCTTCACCTTCTGGTAATTTAGCGATAGCAGACTCAACAACTTCCCGGTCAATATCTTCTGTACCGAAGTCAATCACTTGGTCATACACAAAACCCTCACCATTACCTACTTCGTTTTCGGATAACCAGCTAAACATAGTGTTTAACATCTCGGTGTCAGTAATGCGTGTACTAATAGCAAGGCCTCGATGTTGCTCTACAGCGTATAACTCCTTTCCACGTACCAGAACAGCTTCAATAGACTTTGTTGTTGTACCATTAGGATATTTATATACTGTACGAATCATACCTACTTGTGCGTAGATACCACGTTGGATTAAGTTACCTAATGCGCTTGCTTTGAAAGCAATAGTGTATTTATCTAATTTTAACTGTTTCATATATTATTCCTTATTGAACCATTTAAGTTTGAACTGTTCTTGAACCCATGAACCAATGTCTTCGTCGTCCCATAGTCCAAGTTGTTTAATGTGATAGAAGAAGTTATACTTCTCAGAACGATATAACCAAAGTAACCAACCCTCAGGCCAGAAGTTTTGATTGTTCTCTCTGTATAACGTTAATACGAACTTAGCGATATCATACTCAGTAAAGGTCGCTAAACAATTCGCTGGGAGAGATAAGTCTGTTTGGGGTTGTAGGAACTGCTGCAGTAACTCGTAAGTCTTCACAGGCCCACACATCTTCCCGTTCGCTTTCGTAATCCCCTGAATGTTGTCCGCCGAATCCCCCATCAGCATCTGCGCCCAAAAGAATATGGGGCCTCGCCCATCCACTTTCTTGGAATGGGATAGTTCGACTAGGCTTAGCCAACCAAGCCCTGTAATCTGAGGTAGCACGATGCTCTCCTTGTGACATAGCTTTCTGTTTGTTAGACAATTTAAATCCTTATCTTCACTATAGAAGATTGCATTTGTATCTTTGTGACAGGCCATTACTACGGAATCATCTGCCTCATATACATCGTTAAACACAATAGTAATTTCTGGTGGTAACACTAAACGCTCACGTCCTACTACGTAACGTAACGGCTCTACTAATTGAGGTTTCTTAGCATTCGTTCTATTACCTTGATATGGTTTAACAGCTTTAATATTAAACCGCCCGGCTTTAGAACAATGCTTAGGTGTTAAGTGTAGTGATGTTATATCGGAGGCCGCTAAGTAGTGTAGCGTTAAAGCCTCCTGTACAAACCTACGCTTAGCTGCCTCTAATGTCTTAGTAGTAGCTGCCACCTTATAAATAAGGCTATCAGCGTCTACCTCAAGCGAGGTAAACGCATCATTACTGTGGAACTGAGCCTCAGCTACCTCCATACGCTGTAGCATATGTAAAGGTATAGACATATTATTCCTTATAGTGGTGGTAAATCAGATTCATCTACGTCAACATCTGTAGTTGGCTTAGCTGGCTCTTTTGGCTCGTCCTCTTCCTCCGGCTCTTCTGGTGCGTCCGCCGTAGCTGGATTACCCTCTCCAACTAATGCAGCTAATGCAGAACCTTTAAAAGCTACACTGCTACGTAGTTTCTTCTGGTCACTAGGCCATAACTTCTCAAAGTCTTCTTTACTAGGCACGTCCCACTCATATAACTGGAATAGTTCTTCCGGTGCTTCTTCACAAGCTACTGGTTTCTGACCAATGATATTATCATCGTCATCTGTAATATCCTTTAAAGCTGGCTGAATAGTTTCTAAGTTAATGTTAGCAAACGTAACAGGCTTATCACCTTTATCGGATTTATTATGTACTACGTTGAAGAAGAACACCTCGTTAAGAAGTTCCATGAAGTGACCCTTATCACGTTTAGGGCACATACTCTGGAATAACTTCAACGCTGTTGCCTTACTGTTACGGCTAACAGTCAGTGGCTTAGTGGTTAAAATAATAGGAGAACCATCTGAGTTCTTGTATTTATCACCTGCACCGAAAGCTGCAAAGCGTAACACGAACTTATTCTGAGGTTTACCTCCGTAGTTATTCTCTTGAGGGCCATACTCAATGTAACCAACTAGGCGTGCTTTAGTCTTACCTGCTGGACACAGTTTATATTCTTTCTTCTCACCACTACCAGAATCATCTACATCATTCTGATTACCTTGACGAGCGATAGCTGCTTCTGCACGAGCCTTTAAACGTTCTTCAATACTAGCCATATTATAACTCTCCACTTTCTGCTGTAAATAAATTAAACTCAATTACTTCTTCAAAAGGAACACAGTGTATATCACCTCTGTTATCTGCTACGATAACCTCCTGCGTTACATCTGAGTGTCCTCGGTAGTACACAGGTTCGTCAGGATTAGATACTAGGTGATACCTTTTGTACTGCCATAAGTATTTCATTAGAACATAACCTCTAGTCCTCGTTAATGTAACACTTCCTAAGTATAATATTTGATATAGTAGTCTTATCCACACCGAACATAGTCGCTAATTTTACACCACTATACTCTTTATCCCTGAATTTATAGTGCTTACGTATAAATCTTACTTCCTCACTACTTAACTTGCGAGTGGGTTTATTTCGTCCCTTAGTAAGCATATCCTGAGTGTTATCCTTATGTGTACCTAACTCTAAATGTTCAGGATTAATACATCTAGGGTTGTCGCACTTGTGCATCACAACCATACCAGCTATATCTTCAGGTTCTAAGTTATGTGTTCGCATGTAAACAGTACGGTGGGCACTATACAGTTTACCTTTGAAGTTAAGCCTACCGTAACCTGCTTTATCACCCTTTTGTTTGTGTTCTATACAGTTACTCAAACATACATTGTAAACCCTTGGACGCTAGGAATTTACGTTTAAACTCCGTGCGTTTACGGATATACTCCTCCTTTTCCTCTTTAGTGTCGCCATACACTTTATGCTCTTCTGCCATATTTTTACCAAAACCACCCGCTACCGGAAATGGTACTTCGATTTTAAATTCAGGCCATATGCTGTTTACTACCTCTGGTATACACGACATTATTGCCTCTACCTGATAAGCTGCCTCATAAACAACATCTTTATGACAGTCAAAATAGTTAGCATCATGTACTGTATTCACAGGTAAGCATTTCATACCTAAGAAGTCTACTGATACAAAGTGACGTATCAATAAACCACAGCCTAACTGAACAAAGAACCCTGAACCACCTTGGATTGGGTAGTTACGCATTTGAGGTATACGGAATTCCTTAACCGTTTCACGTTGACGTGTTACATAGTTATAGGCTTCCTTTGTTTGCTCAGTAAACTGATAACAAGTACCTTCAATAGATTGATAGATACCTTTACGTACTAAGAAATATCGACCATCATCTAATTCCATACGTATAGGTTTATTAGTATCAGCTGATTCATACACTGTTTTATACACTGTGTTCTCAAACCAATCTTCAACCTCAGGGAATGCTTCCTTCTCCGCGTCAATGAAGGCTTGACAGAACTCTTTAGATTTACCAGTTGACATAGCCATACCATAAGCAGTAGCACCGTACTGATATTGGAAAGCCACTGGTTTAACCTCTGTACGTTTAACGTCCCATTCAGCATGGTCAGGGTGATGTTCGTCCTTGGTACGCGCTACTACATAATCGTAATCTAAACCCTCCATTGAAGCTAGACGGATACTGTGCATATCCTTACCCTCAAGTAGAGCTGACTTAAGATTACTGTCACGTGAGAACACCTGTAACCCTACTGTCTCTAATGCGGAGTAGTCCATTTGTAGGATACCGCCATCAGTTCCAAAGCGTGATACAAATATTTCCTTAACACGTGATTTAAAGTCACCATCTTTAACTTCATCAGCACGAGGTTGATTCTGCATGTTCGGCTTAGAGGAACTTAACCGACCTGTTGCTGTAGACGTATGGTTTAATTCATGGTGTATAAAACCATCTTCATCAACGTACTGTAGGTTCCCCGATACTTTCTTAATAGAACCGTCTTTATTGTACTCTATCTTCTCATAGAACGATGATAAGTCTTTGTCAATCTTAACGATTAACATTAACTCTTTAGCACCTTTAACATTATGTGCTGCGAGTACTTCAAGTACATCACCAGACGTAGAGATAACAGGAGAACCATCAGCTAGTTTCTGTTTACCAGCCCAGCTACCTTCAATCTCTGGACGTAACTTCTCATACACTTCGTCACTGATTAAAGGTTTGAACTCATAAAGCAACGTTCCATTCTTAGTATCTACTTCGTCTGTATCGTACTTATCAAACTTAGGTAGGCCTTTGTTCTTACCACTCACATATCGTGCTTGGTGTTCCTTAAGTTCCTCATTATACCATAGTCCACCAGCCTCTTCATCAAACACACATTGTGAAGTAGGTAAGGCACCCTTGATAGATTTAAAGTAAGGCCCTTCTTCTTTCTTGTAGATGAGATTACCATCACTATCGGTACGAGGAACCTTAGCATCATACTTCATTACACCGCCAAATATTAAAGCAGATAGCTGATACCGTGTACCTTTAAACTGTTGGCGTGCTAACTCTGGCATATCATCAGGTAGAAGGCTTGTTACTACTTTCTCAAGCTCAACAAGGCGCTCTTCATTTAAACGCTTAAGTTCTTCTGCACGTTCCATATCTACTTTCATACCAAAGAACATACAGAATGCCGAGAACAATAAAGCGTCCATTCTGATTAAGGCCATCGTCAACATCTTCCGCTTACGTAACTGTTCCCATGTACCTAGGAATACCTTTACAGTGTTATCAATATCACCGTGGTCACTACACAAATACTCATGTAGTAACGCTGGGTCAATCTCTGATGTCTTATGTCCAGCTTCCCACAATGCTTTAACAGCATCTACTTTAGGTGTACCACCGTATAATGGTGCAATCTCATTTAATGCTGGGTAAATATCCGTCTGATTAGATAACAGATAGTGTGCAAGCTGAGTACAGTATATACGCCCACCACGTTTAATAAAGTTACAGAAGTTATCAAAATCATACTTCATGAACCATGATGCTTCATAACTAAAGTTGTGAGCCACCACCATATCAACACCGTCAAAGTTAAACCCTTTAAAGTTATCTGTAAAATCCTCCAAAGAGTTATAACGATATGACTCCAGTGTGTTATATACTACAGGCCCTTTACCTATTTCAATAACACGGTAGGCATATTCAACGATATAGTTAATAGGGCAATGTGGGCTTGCTACTGAACCATAATACGGATTATTCTCCGTTTCTAAGTCTATAACAAGTACTTTCATTTATTAACCCTCATTAGGTGCATTATAAACATCTGATGCTACCTTGTCTTCATGTAACCCACCCCATCGTGGGTGACGATAACCACCTTGTGAATCACGCATCATATATGGTACACGTAAAACCTCACCTAAGTAATTCTGTGGGTACTTAGAAATGTTCTTGCGAGTTGAGTCGTCCATACCGCTTACAAAGGTAAATGTACCATCTCCAAAGTCCACTTTAACACTACCGATTAAACCAGCGTATTTACCTTTACCTTCTGTAAAACCAACGATAACACCATCTTTCTCTTCTACAGGTTTCATCTTCTGCCAATCTGTAGAGCGACCATATTTATATTGAAAGTTACGGCGCTTAATCATAATCCCCTCAAGGCCCTCTTCAATATAACTATCATATAATTGGTGTACTTGTTCTGAATTACTAGCTAACACTGTCCTAGGTAAGAATACTCTATCATACATGCTGGCTATTTTACCCATTATACCAAGGCGGCAATACCAATGTTTGTCAACTAATGGTAAGTCATACAACCAGAAGTCCGCTGTAAGGTTACTTGCATAGAATAAAATACCTGCTTTATTCTTAGTAGGTTTCTTATCCCAAAGCATCTCATATACTTCACCGTTTGTATTGTAGTGCTCTTTAGATGAGCGTACAACACGCTTAGTAACATCAAAGCTATCATTAATAAGTACACCACAATCGAATGTACTTACACCAAAAGCATGATATAAATCAATAAATGTTTGGCTATGAACATCTAAGTTATAAAGTTGTTTACCTGATGCACTTGTAAATGTTACGTAGTATGGTCTTTGTGTATCATCGTAGGTATCACGGTAAAGTACAACATTAACTACACATCTAATCTCATCACGCTTAGGCTGTACATGAACCACACCGTCTTCATCAAGCCATTTCTGTAAACGTTCTTCTGAGAATGAAACACCTTTCATTACTTTTAAACTCATAATAACCTCACTGATTCTAGTGCGTTACAACTAGGGCAATTTGTATGTGTAGTTGAGAACTTAGCTCCACACTTTCTACACTGGCACACGTAGTTATTTTTAAGCTCATCTATTAGAGTCTCTAGACTACCCTTATCATCAAACGGGCACTCTGCACATTGAACATCAGTGCATGACAATACGCACATATTAATGTGATGATTCTGCTCTAATATTTTAATTAGATTACGTTTCAAATTAGTCATTTTCATCTTCCTGTAGTTGTGGGCGTTTAAATGAGAAGTGTTCTGGTTCCTTGTCTACAAACTCATAACTAGAACCACACTTCGGGCATACTTCGGGACGTGTTCCTGATACAGGGAAACAGCAACTAGGGCAAATATATCTAACCATCAATAAACCTCGAAATATCAGGTTGAAAGAATACCTCGGCTTGTACATTACCGGGTTTACCTACCATCTTACGTTTGTTCTTTGGTGTAGACAACCATCTATTCTGGGCGTATGACGTATCATTAAGTCTACCCATCATTAATATAACGTCCATAGCACCCTGCATACCTATCTTAGTATCTTTGATAGCGTCCATTGGTGGGAACATTTGGTTAAGTCCATCAGCTGATAATTGGAATGTAGAGATCCCTATGAAGTCATGTATCGCTTCTAGTTCACGTAGTTCCTGTGCGAGTGCCTCTACACGTTCGTGTCGCTTCTCTACGCCAGCCAAACGAACGTTAGCAAGCATATCTATAACAACAATAATAGGCTTCATCTCTTCGATTAGAGCCGCAATTTGAGCCATTGACCAACCATGAATATCTAACACCTTTATGATGTTACGTTTACCACCTAATGCTTTAGCATATTCGCTGTATAACTTATCACGTGATAGCTTAGCCATTTCTAAGGCATCTTTACCTAAAGCCGATGCGTAGATACGAGGCCATATTTCACGAGACACACCCTCATTACTGAGCCATATGATAGGCCTATCTGGATAACGCTTAGTGCACTGTGGAGCCATGTAAGTCAAAGCATCAGCAATGAAAGATGTCTTACCACTATCCGAACCAGCTGCAATTGCTACGTTAACAGGCGGTACTAACCCTTTTATGTGTTCTTGTAGTGGAATCTGTCTGAACTTTAGACCATCATCTTTGGCTTGTTCCTCTAGTATCTCATGAATGTCTGGTTCAATAAACAGTGATTCTGCTGATTGTCCTTTTAGGTTACGCATTCTCTGCGTTTCCATATATATTTCATGTGGTAAGTCAATCTCATCACCGTCATTGTAACGGTTAACTAACTGTGCAACCTTTCCTGCGTACTGCATATCAGTTAAGATAGATACAGTCGCTTCCATCTGCTCCTTTGTTACTTTAACTTCACGGGCCTTGTTAATTAGTTTGATAACTGGTGAGCTTTCCTCACCGTCTAACTTAAGTCTAGCCATAGTTTCTAAGATACTATAGTCAACTTGTTTAGCGTTCGGGTTATCCTGAAAGAATTTACCGAACGAATTAAGAAGCCACTTTGTAGTAGTACCTAACTCGTCCATAGGCACAGCTGATATATACGCTTTGTAACGTGTTCTATCAGCTAAAGTAGCGACAAGGTTATGGTCAAACATTTATCCTCCGATAGCCCTTAAGTTTAATAAGAAGTCTTTACTTAAAAACTTAGGGTTAATCTGTAAAATATAATCATCTAAATCTACCTTGGATAGCTCTGCGAGTGCATGGCGCTCTGCATTCTTATCCATACATAAGATAGCACTGTAATCCTTACGGACAGCTTCTAAGTATTCATATACAAATGCAGTAACGTATAACTTCCCTTTCTTACCTAACACCATAGCTAGTTTTCTATACTTAGGTGAGTACCATCTAGCATTAGCTGCCCCTGTTATATCCATACCTAAATAGGACTCTGAATAATCCGGTAGGTATAATCTCATAGTTTTATAAGATAGTTTTAGTAGAGATGCATTGTGTGCAACCCAATTATTACCTAAAAAACGTATACTAGGTAGTCGGCTAACATCAACGTCGCCAAAATATATTAAATCATCTGGAACCCAGCCAGTTTTCTTAGGCGGTTTAACTTTAATACGTTGATGTGTCTTCTGATAGTGCCCTGTATCACCACAGCCATGACAATAACACCAGTAAGCATCAGCTTCATTAGATACGTAAAGTGCTGGCCTCTTTGTACGTGGACAACCTTTATGCACTACCTTTGTAGCAGTTCCGATTGGTATACTCTGCGCAATAGGTACAAATAATCTGTGTTCAATCATAGTTACCTCCAATAACTTTAATAAGGCACTCCGCAGAATGCCTGATAAAATTACTAATCTATTCGTTTTACTACATAATTACCGGATACAGTAGATACAATCTTACCAGTGTTATCTAAAAACATAGTGATATTGCCTTCTGTTAGTACTGAATCACAGCACACTATGTAATCACATAGATCGTGATATATCCTAAAACGCTTCATTTAATCACCTAACTCATATCCAAGTTCACGACAAAGAATACCAAACAATGCACTCTTCTCTGTATTATTTAAGTGCTCAATTGCTAACTTAGCAATTTGAAACACTGGGTTATTAGCGTCATTTGTTTTAACTTTACGTTTAACTACCTTTGCTTTTGTAGTCTCTACTGTTTCGGCCTGCTCTGTCATAGTTGCCTCTGTTTTAGATACATAATCGTAACCGTTAATTCCTTTGAAGACACGTGTTGCGAGTGCCATGTCCTCATCGGATAGTTCTTCATTGTTTAACAATGCGTAGTATTGCCAAGGTATAACAGTGTAAGGTGATTGTTTTGGTTGGTCGTCTGGCGCTAAAGTAGCATGAGAACGTTCACGCTGTGAAACAAGGGCCGTCTTTTGTCTACCACTCATAGTGTAAATGCTCCTACTGCAATGATTGTAACCAGTGTAGCTACTAGTACACGCACAATTACCTTAAGACGTTTACGTGAGCGTTGTAACTCACGGATTGTATCACCAGTCAATTTTAATGTGCTCACTTGCTTATCAAAAGTTCCTTGTATATCTTCAATCTCTTTTGATAACAGAATATTACCTGCTTTTAAATCCCTACAAACAGCACGTGAATCCTCTAATAGAATACGTAAACGTGTATTATCATCAGTCAACTTTTTAACTTTATCTTTCGCCAGTTTTAAAGCACTGTATTTAGCCATTGTTTAGTACCTCTTCAATCATTTCTTTAGTTGGTAGTTTAGAGTTATCATCATGCTCACGCCACATAAGAACATCTCCCACAGAACCTTCAATGCTCCAGCGTTTAATATCTTCACCAGCTACTGCACCAGTAACACAGATATAATTCATACAGTTAATAGTATGGCTTGTTTTCTCGACGTGATTGCCAACATACGCTGTATAGTTATAGTGGTCTGAACGCATAACCACATCTATTAATGTACCACGCTTCACGGGGCTACGCTTACGCCCATTATTGACTTGCCAACTCATTATTTATCTCCTTTGATTTCCCACGGTAATGATGGATATGTGAATGCTTCAGTTACATCAACATCTTCGTTCGTTTCCCATATAATACCTAACACCTCTTTATAAGGCACTTTTAACCATCTTTTAGTGAATAGACTATACCAGTATAATGTATAGTCATTAAGAAGAACGTATTCAGAAACCCAACGAGTGCCTTTATGGTGAACACTGTAAACAATACCATCATCTAATTTAGATAATCTCACAGTGCGTGGTAATGTATCATCTTCAAGTACTGTAACAGGCTCTAAGTCACCGATAGGTGTTAGCTTTACATTCTTATCAAAGAAGCTGTAACTAAAGAAAGTAGCTGGAGGTGTACCTTTTAATTTAAGTAAGTCATGTATGTTTCTTGCGGAATGAAATGCTAGTGATTTACTATAACCGTATGTCTGGTCGTTGTGCTTCACAAATATATAGTATATGTACTCGCCGGAACCCGGTAGAATCTCTTTATAAATATTACCAACAACAAGCTCATCTGATTTTAAAAAGTTAATCATGGTATCACCTTATAATTTAATATTAAAACGTTTACAGTATTGTTCAAGTGTCATGCCGACACGTTCAGCTTTACGGAGTAAATCCTTGCGGTATTCTGATAACCCATGCGCAATTTTAGTAGATTCATCGATACGATGTGATGTTTCATATAAGTCTGCTGGATTTTTACCATAAGGAGCACCAAACATTGCTCTATATGAAGTGTTTCTTACAGTACCCCTGTCAGCAGTTGAATAAACAATTGGATTAAACATTTAATTACTTCCTTTCTCTTCTAAACACTTGGTGCTTATAAGTATACGCTCAATATCAAAACCAAGTGATTCAATATCTTCAATGATACCTTGCTCAAGGCACATTATCTCTAGCTTTTCTCTAGGTGTGTAACCGTCATATTCCTGTGAATAATCGAATTCAATAGTGTCATAACCCTCAGTGTCAGTTAAATAATATGTACCAATTAAATGACCGTTACGGTACACATTTAAACGCGGTACAAGTACATAATATAATGCTGTACGGTCACGCTTATAAGCATACTCTGTATCTTTTGAGAGTCTCTCATAATCCATTACCTCACCCTCTGGTAACTGTAGAATCTCACTTACACGGTTGGCACGAGGCACGTAGTACACGTGCTCTTCACTTAAGTAAATTAAACCCGTACGATTAATCTCATTTAACTGGTCAAGGGGTACTGGTGACCATTGTGTATGGAAATAAGGTTTCACACTCCGTATAGTAAAATCAAGAACCGCACCCGTCATAGCAACCGTCGCTGTATTTTCGTTATTCATAATTTTATTCCTTAAATAATATCTGTAGATGACACATATTGCTTCAAACCAGTAGTTACACTTTGGTAATAGTTTCTATCGTCCGAGATAGATTTATATTTACGCACAACTTCACCTCTAATAAAATGGTGCTTTGGACGTCCGTTATTACCAGTCACGGTGTATAGACGTACATTGATTAACTCTTTCTTGTTAATCTTACGTTTACGTTTAATCATTGTCTGCCTCTAGTTCTTTTATCATGTTGTTAAGACTTTCAGGTGTATCTAAAGGGCAATTATCACAATCTATACCCCTACACTCAACTTCACTGCTCTGGCACAAGTCAAATCTATTCGATTGTTTTAATATAGCTATCAAGCTTTCTTTTAATACGCTCATTGTATAATCCTCAGTGTACCGCTACAGATGAAATTGTACGTAATTTAGTTAACATATCAACCGGAATGTTAACCAACTCATTCTCTTCTTTTGTGCGTTTATCTGCATCTTTCTGAACACGTTCCGCACGCTTGAGAAGCCTTGCGAGTTCGGCTTGTAAATCGAATCCTTCGAAAGGTTTCTCTGCTTTAAGTGTCCACCAATTAGTCGACTTCATTGTTTCAAACTTCTTCTCACATACTTTCTTATTAAAGCCAGTGAAACATTGGTCTTCTTCGCTTACTTCAAGGCCACACTGAAAGAACCACTCTACCAATGCTTTACGACGTACACCTTCACCAAGTCCGTCTACTAGTGTATTAGCTCGTGTATAGTCACCATGTTTATAAGCATGAGCTACAATTCCAACTGCTACCTTTTGAATATCTGTCTGTAATGACTTAGATTTGTTAATAACAGATGTGATTGCTTTGTCTAAAGCTTCAACAGTTTTGAAAGTTGTTAAAGTTGTCTTAATAGTCATTGTGTTATCCTCTTAGTTGAATTCTGATAAGTACCTTACAATTAAGATACTTATTCGAATCCAACAAGGTTATATCGTTCAAGCTTCATCAATCCACGTTACCGCTTCATGAGTCAACCTTATAGAACCTGTCAATAACCTTGTCAGATTATCTCTAAGGCGCTAGCTATGTGATTCCTGTGCTAACTGCAGTTAGAGATGCAATTTCTACCTTTACCAGTAACGCTTGCCTTACGCTTGGGTTCGTTTTATTAGAGCTGGAACCTTGGTCGCCCTGTTACACTTACCTAGTAACCGCTGGTTTACTTCTTTGTACTGCTTCGATGCTTTATATACTATCAAACATCTTTCTTATTGTCAACCACTATTTTAATTCATAGTGGTTTGTTAAGCTAGTGACTCGTAAGTTTACCATGTTGCCCTTTCGGTCACTGCTTAACTGTCATCTATAATACATTGTGTGGTGTACCTTGTCAACTACTATTTAATTACTTCATTCTGTTATTGTATAACCATTCTAGGTAGTCCATACGTTCATTATATTCGTGCTCGGTCATGTTATTAACCTCGTTTGCCTCTGCTAGTGCGCGGTAGTAAATCACCACGTTTTGCTTTAAAGTAACTGTTAACTGTGGCATCAGTCTTTGATGATGCCTTAACTCTGTGCTGTTTATCCTCGTGTAGCTTGCCTGTCCTTGCTGAACGTTCCGCAGAAGATAGAACCTTAGTAATCATTAGTTGCTTAATCTTCTTACGTGCTTCTGTCCCTTCTGGCGTTAAAGAGGATTCTACAAGGTTATGTATCATCTCTTCTCTACGCCGTGCCACACGTTGCTTTAAACGCTCCTTTATAAGCGCTACAGCCTTTGGATTAGTGTATACCTTACCTTTGTATTCAATCATCTTTAAAACCTCTTAGAATCAATTACAGTGGGTACACCTTACAATGTATTATAGATTTTTTAAAGAGCATTACTTCTATTTACTGCTTAATATCAACGCCAGTTCTTCTATGCCTTACTGGCTGGCTACTAGGGTTATGCTTTAAGTGGACTAGATGGCTAGTTAATCACTGTCAGCCCCGTTGATATTTATTTGTTGTTTATTACTTTAATCAAGTGGCCTGTAAAAGTCAAGCCACTTTGTTAAAATAATTTAGATAACTACTACAGGCATTCCCAATATTCTTGCGTTTCAAAGTTATAAGTGAAACACTCACCTTTGATATCACTTTTATTAACTTTAGTCATTGTTCCTATAGATTCGGTTGCACCACCTTTAAATATTAACTGTGCTGTGTATGTTACCGAGTTTACAACCAGTACTGCATCTTGGTTGAATAGTTCAGCAATGTATAGAATAGTCGGTAAGTCTTCTTTGTCAATATTAACTCTTACAGTTAACTCTGTATTAGGTTCGTCCTGTCCTTCTTCTCGGTAGCAACCAATAAAGGTATCTTTGTAATTAAAACCGTGAGCCTGTAAATGTTTTAATAGTACTAAGTGACGTGTACTATTTACAAAAGTGTCATAATCGGCACGACTAGCTGAAATGAAAACATGTAATTTATTAGGTGTTTCTTGTGTGTAAATCATCTTTGTGTCTCCTTGTGTTCCGTTGATGCTTATAATACTACAACGTTTATTTTACTATGTCAACACCTTTTAGATAATTATTTATATACTCGGTGTAAATAATCTTATAACCATACTGCGTATAGTGAATAGTATCTGGTTCCTTACTGTGTTCCGGTAGCATGATAAACTGTCTCCCCTTCTGTAATGCCTCTATAACCCCGCGAGTGCCGTTCTTAATGGCTACCCTACTGTTACTATTAATTAGATACACAATACGGTTAGGATTGATTGTAGACTGTATAGTGCCCTCTAACTTAATAAGCTTAGCGTTGTACTTAGCTGTGGTATACTTATACATATAGTCATTAGTTCCAATGGATACATAGGTTATTCTATATATACAATCCTTGCTCCCGTGTTCTTGCTTTGGTATGTAACGGATTATTCCTGTTAATCTATCTATCCCTATCCCTACCGTAGTATTACCCTGTAAGCCATTAGCTAGCCGTACTCCGTGCCCTATACTGTCCCCTATGACGTTCTCTTCTATAGTAATGCGTTTGCATTGCTTATACTGTGATAAGTCTACACGTTGCGGTATAGGCTTATCTAGTACGGTATAAGGTATCTCTACAGGTTTCGGTATCTTTGTAATGGTAGGCCTATTGTTTAAGCTTTCCATTAGTTCCTTGTAATAACTATCATCTCTTTGTAATGGTGCTTTAACTATAACATTCGGTTTAATAATTATACTGTTATTATAAACAGTTACACTATTAGTAATATTATTAGTTATATTATTAGTAACGTTATTCTGTATTGTAGTATTGTTTACTATATTATAGTTATTAGCTATAGCTGTGTTACTTATAACTATAGTTCCTAGTAATACAATTCTTAGTATGTTACTTCTCATTATACGGTTACTCCTATGTTATCTCTATCTATATAGTTACCTAGTGTTACTCTTAGTGTTACTCTTAGTGTTACCTAGTGTTACTTCTATAGTCTTATCTATCTATTTATTACTATAGTCTATCTTCTATCTATTGTCTACTATTGTTCTATTACTATCATCTATCTATTGTTATCTATCTATATCTTATCTATACCGTATCCTATCTATATCTATTCTATCCGTTACTCTATTTATACTCTATCCTTTACCCTATCCTTACTCTATCCGTTCTCTATTACTTCTTCTATTATCATTCTTCTATCACACTGTCTCCGACAGGACTATCGTTCTCTACGTTCCCTCTACTCTCTCCTAAACAGATACGCAGTAGAAACATTGTCTAATATATTTAGACTGTTTGTCTATATTATATCTACTACTATATCTGTTTAGAATAGAGTAACTCTAATTAACTGTGTTTACATTAATCGTTAATTACTTATGTCTTATATAGGTGCCACTATCAAATAATGTACAATTCATACAGTGTTTATACAGTAGTTTGACTCTATCGGTTATCTATCAGTTACCTCTAGCCGTTACCATAGTGTTATAACGAGAAATAGATATACCGCGTCTCTACGCTGTTATAACTACCGATTAATGACTATATTAACACTACCGATAACACAATACAGTTGACACTACCGTTACACTATCGTATACTATAGTCACAAAGTAATTAACGAGGAGTAACCTATGAACACAGTAATTGAACTGTTTGCATTAATCGGTATAGTAGCTGGCATTACAGTGTTATTTAACGTGTTATTTAACGAACTATAACCCTGACTGTCACTCTAGTGTTCCCCTAGTGTTTGAGCACTACACTGTAAAGGCTCTGTAACGCTCTATGAGCTACGTTAATCTTAAGTAACCCTATCGCATAGGCTGACTGTAACGAATCGTTCCTGAAGCGATTTAGACACGTTCTGTTACGTTTTAACGAGGGTACTATGGGGGATAATCGGCGGTGTCGCTGTGTCGC